CCGTTTGCGCAACGCTTCCTGCGCGGAAGGTGATAGCGATCTTGCATCTTGGATTTCCATAAAGAACAATATACATCAAACAACCACATTTGTCAACAATATTCTGCACTGATTAATATCAGTGTTCCGCCTGGATCTTATGCAACTTCTGCTTAAGAAAATTTACGAAATCACTTTGAGAGTATATTAGGTGTTTCCCATTCTTTCCGATTGCCAAAGGAAAATCCGGTTCATTAGCCCAGCGATGAATCGTTCCTATAGAAGTAAAGATATTGTACTTGCGTGCAATATCGATCATCTGTTTACGATTGATTAGGACTTCTTTTTCTTTGACAAGTTGCAATTAATCCTCTCTGTCCCTGAATTTCCATAACGTCTTCTTCATAAACTCATCGATAGACAACTCAGTCTCCTCTTCGAATATCTGGCTCCGCATTCCCCGGTATCCTGCTCGTGCTTGATGAAACTCCAGGAAGTCCGTCGGCGCGTTCAGATCCGCTTCTACCAAACGATTGATTACCCACATAGCGTTCATATACTCACCTGACGATTCCTCTTTCGGATAATACATATCGATCCCCAGATCGTCCATGTCCTGTATCCAGATGCCGATCGGCAGGAAACTGCCAGCCTTATCGTCGTAACGATAGTCGATAAAGTATCGCAGTCTCATGATGACACCCGCCTTGCCATGTCCAGGAACTCCTCCCGTTGTTCGGCTGTAACCTTATCGAGCCATGGATTGACTGCTTGAAACTCACGCCACTCGTTGTAAACTTCATTTCCAATCGGATCGACCTCCTGTGGATCGAGAGCGCTGATCAGAAAGGTGTAATCATCGGTTTTCAAACGCAGGTTGCGATCGTTCAGCCATTCGATCTGTTTCGCTTGTATCAGGTGCGCCCGCTGCATCCCCGCCTCGAAGTGCACTTCCTGAAACCAGCACCAGAACGTGAAGCGCAGCAGCTCGCCTGTCGAACGAGAGAAGAACGGCACAGCCTTCAGCACCTCGAACGAAACCAGATAAAACGAGGTCACAACCTCATCGCCGTCCATGACCATGCATCCAGCTCCGTCTTTCAGAAGCGCGTCCAGCCTGCTTTGAAACTCCCCCCTTGCCTGTTCGATGTCTTCCTTCATGGCCTACCTTGCCGTTGTAACAATATCCTGCACCCGCCGCCCATCCGGCAGTTGCGCCACCCCGTGCTTGCGGAACACCTCCAGCACACGCTTGCGTTCTGTTTCATTTCTCACCGATACGACCTGGATATTGTCCAGAAGCGTGACCTCGTTTTTAAAGATCGTCTCATCCGAGCCCCGTCGTGCTTCAATTCGCTTGAAGTCCTGGATGGATGTCCTTCGATACTGGCGGACGTGATTGCCGGTCACTCGCCCGTATTTATCGTTTTCATAGGTGATCGCATCCATCCGGCGCAGCAGTTCCGGCTTGAGATAGAAACCGGATCGTTCGCTGCCTCCGCCCTTGCCGGGAAGCTTGCGAATGCGGGTGAAGAAGTAACTGGCTCCGCCCGATTCCATGTCCGCGCCGGGGCTCATCCCACCCACTGGAACACCGATCCGCACCTTCTCAACCGTCGATATCATCGCACCGTTATGATCCAGTATCGTGTCGAGTACCGTCGCCACATCGGTTCCATCGGTTAAGCTGTGATACAAGCCGTAGTCCTTCAGCTCGCGCTTGATCTGCTCGTCCGTCAGATCGAAGCGGAGCTGATGACGATAACCGGCTTCCCTTTTCTTCTTCCAGGCGGACGACATTATCGAATACCGCCCTTCTGGATCATACCCTGGAACCTTGGTGACATCCTGAATTCCTAACCGATCCGACCAATATTGCCGAAGAGCCTTCACTCGCTCAGCCTTGGAGGCTTTGCCAGTGTCCAGACCCCGCAACATCTTCTTCCAAGCAGGCGTGGTATCCTCCTTCAGGATGTATGCCGACTTCAACAAATACAAAATCTCGGCCTCATCCGGCGATGCAAAGGATGTTTCGATTCCCAGTCGTTCCAATCCCGATAACAATCGTTCTGCGGTCTCAGGGGTGCACTCCGCTGCAATCCGCAGCTCGAGTTGCCCCTGATGTGCGTAGTAGTTCTCTTTGATACACGGACGATAAATCCCCTCAACGCCATCAGGGAGGTCGATGCGATACTCAAGTCCGCGGGATGTGAAGTTGTGGTGATATTTGCCGAATTCGATATCCTCTTTCACGATCCTGATCTGACCTCGTTGAACCTGCTTCTGATCCCCATAAAGGATTGTCCGCTTGACCGCAGAGATCTTGTCGCCGGAGGGCTTAACCGCAGGCTCCTTTTTCAGGAATCGGTCAAATGCGCTTATCTTCTTCTTACCGCCAGCCGTTGCCGAGACGTCGATTTCGTCCAGCGTCTTCAGATAATCACGTGCCATAGCTCGCAGGTCTTTATCACCGCTCCTGGTAAGGCGCTTCAATGCAGCGCGGTGTTTCAAGGCTTGATCTATCTTCTGTCGATTGAAACTGAAGTCCCCCTGTTTGATGTGGTGATTGATCGACTTGATTGCTGTCAGAATGTCATCGTAAAATAGATCGTCCGCCAGAGCGCTCCCCGCCACCTGCCCGATGGTGTCATCTGCGCCCGTGGATAATGCCGCCAGCAGCTTGCGTTCGGCTTCAGGTCGGATCTTCATCCGCATCACCGTGCGTATCTTCCCTTTGACCTGCTCGGTATAAAGCAGCACATTCTGATCCTCGATGTCGTCGATGTCCACAGGGAGTGACTTTCCCTGCCAGCCAGACTCACGGGCATCATCGATCAAGGCTTCAGCCTCATCGGGAATATGCTTCCACTTTCCGGCAGCTTTATCAGTCGGCAACACCTTCATGTCCACATCGAAACTGAACACCGCCGTGCGGTCGCCGGTGCGCTGCCGAAGAAGCCCGGTGTAATACTCCTCGAAATCACTCCAGATGTTATTCTTGCGAACCAGAGCGGTCTCATAGAACTGTTTCAGCTTCAGCGGCTGCCGTCGAAACCGGCGTTCAGCATAGGGTTTCAGTAGCTCAACGTAGGCATCGTCAGTGATCATTTCGACGCGGCGGATGTATCTATATGTCGCCTGCAGGTCGAGGTTGATCGTTCCGTCCCGCCAGGCACGCATCACCGCGTTGTAGAACGGCTCCTTCTCGCCCCAGCCATGATTGGGATGATAAGTGAGAGATAGCTTGTCATCGCCCAAATACTTATATAATTGGGATTTGTCTATTCCCCGAACGTGTCCTTTTTTCAACCGTAGGAATTGCTTTCCGTGCGCATCGTGATTGGAGATCAACCAGTCAATCACGTGCTCGCGCTGGAGTTGCTCAAGCTCAGCGGAGTTGAGCTTTTCGACAACCGCATCCCGGAAATCAAATTCCTTCTTCAAGTCGGTGCGCCATTTCTGGATCGAACCCTTTAATTTGCCTCGTTCCGGAACATCGAGTTCGATATACCGCACCTCGATGGCGTCGGGATCGATCAGCCTGCCGATCCGATAAGCCGTCTCGTCGCCATAGGCTCGAAACTCCTCAGTCGGCTTGAACAGCCATTTTGCTCCCTTCCGATCAGTAAAGAAATACTTGGTGTGCGCTCCCTCGATGTCCGCGCGCCCTTGGAACTTGAACGGTTCCGATTCGACGAGCCTCTGCCAAGTGTCGTCCGCTGACGTTAGTTCCTTCGGTGCAACAGGTTTCGGCGTCGGTGTGGTGACTTTCGAAGGTGGTTGTTTAGGCTTGACCTTGACCTTCTTGCCGCCGTGCTTTTCAGCCCATTTCGCCCACTTGGCTTTGATCCCCACCTTGGCTGCTTCGAGCTTGCCTTTGTCAGTTGAGGTCATCAGGACGATCAGCTCGTCCTTCGACGCCCACTGGTAGTGGTGCAGCTTGGCAGACTTGGCGATCTGCTTCAATTCCCCGGCGCTCAGGACCTTAACCGATTGAACGAAGCTCTCCCCGGCGAATTCAACCTGCCCCTTAAGTGCCGTCCATTCGACTTCGGGAAGCAGCTTCTTTGCTTTGGATAACGCCTGTGACATCTCATCCAGCTTGGTCAGCGCCTCCTGGAAGTTCTGTGGTTTCAAGGCAGGCAGTTCGGAAAGTCCCGATGCGATTTTCTCCCTGACCGCTTCGATCTGCTGCTGCACCAACTGCTGGGTGAGCTCCTCTTTGGCTTCCTTCTCCGCTTGTTGTTTCAGCAGAGCGATCAGCTCTTTCTTCGAGCGCAACGCCCCGATCTTGTGCTTCTTAATCAGCGCCTTAAGCTGAGTTCCCTTCAGAGATTCCAGATCGACGTCCGGTTCTAATGGCTTCAGCAGCTTGATAAAATCCTTCTTGGTGCGGGCAATGGAGATGCTGTTGGCTTGGGCGAGCTTCTGCAACTGTTTCATAGTCAACTTCTCGAACTCCCCTTTCGAAACAGCCGTCCCGATCTTGACCGCCTCGCCATGCTTCTTGGCTGCCATTTCAGCGATCTCTGACGGCACGAGAATGCAGTCGTAGTCCGGCTGCTTCGCCGCTGCCTGGATCGCCAATGCCCAGGTATAGAGGTTTGTAGTCGGATTAGTGATCATCAATGCACCGGAACTCCCGCCCGGCAGACCTTAGCCCGGGCTGCAAAAAACGAACATCTGCACTGAGGGTGGGGAAAAGGCGGTATTTGATCTATTGGAAACTCCTGTCCTTCGAGCGGACCGCACTGCGAGCAGGTGCGTTCGTCGCCTGCGGTCACCCAGACGACCATACGCACCCCGACCGTATCATAGAACTTCCGTCGTCCCTGCCCATGAGCCCTTAGCGTCTCGGTGCGGGTGATGACCTCCACCCGGTTCTGTGCGGTCCTGAACACGGTCTTGCCTGCCTTGCGGAACGCTTCTGGATCGGTGATCACCCCGCCAATCTTCTCACCGATCTTGGCTATGGATTCTCCAGTGACAATCCCCACCGCGATCTGCTGCTTGATCCCGTCCGCCAGCTCGCGGGTGACGTTGCCCAAGAGTTGCAGGTCGTAGTTGACCAGGAAGTCGAGCGCTGAACGATCTGTCAGACTCATCACCTGACCAGCCATACGCACTCGATCCTCATGTGAAAGTGCGTTGTAATAAGGGAAATCAAGCTCACTGAATTCACGGATACCGCCGGTTATCCCATTCTGAAAAGATTCCTTAACAGCCGTTTTCATCATCAAAGTCTGTTCGTTCTTTAAATCCCGAACGATCCCGTCAATCTGGTTCTGTATCCCCTTGAGTTGTTCCTTCCTGACTTCGAGCCCCTTTTTCAAAACCTTACTGTCACCGATGTGGACTAACTCCGCCTTGATATAAGTGTCAGATTTCCGCAAGACCTTCAACATTGCGTTCACCTGACGTTCGGTGTAAAGGTCACGCGAATGCATGCTCCGCAAGACAGCCTGCTGGATTCGTTCAGCCTGGTTCAACCCGATATCTCCACAACTTCAGCTTCCATGAACTGTCGGCAGGCAGCCTGATCGAAACGACATTCCGCACTTGTCACATGGCAGCGATTATTGTCCGCGTCGTAGAAAGCGCAATCACCACAAAGACGATCATCATCAGCCGAAGCGTATAAATCCTCGGCTTCTGACTTCTCCTGCTTTTCGACGCGAGAGGACTCCTTTACCTGGTCGAGCCCCAGCATCTCCTGCGCTGTCTGTACAGACATGACTCCCATCTGAACCAGCGAAACGATATCCTTGATGTCCCACGACATGTCAATCAGTGTACCCTCTTTCGTGCGATTAGACTTTTCGACATCGGGATTTAAGTCCATCTTGGTCTGGATAGTGTTCTTGGAAATCAGGTTGCGGTCGTAAAGTTCGATCAGCAGTTTCTTGACTTCGATCTCGTTGGTCAGGTCAACATCGGAGAAGATGTATTGGATTTTCTTCTCGGTATAGCCTTTCATCTCCTTCCAGTCGTCGAAAATCCAGTCGAGTATCTCGCGTGCGACCTGCTTGATCTCCTTCAGCATGATTACCATCTTCTGGAAGGCGATGGAGGCGGTTGCGAAGTTCGGTCCATCTCCTGTGACGAGGGATTTCGCCACGCCGAGGGCGACGATGATGTCCTCTTTGACCTCCTTGACCTTGTCTTCGGTGTTTAAGACCTGCCCCTCTGTGCCATAAGTCTCTGCTCGTACATAGAACGGCACGACCAGACCCGACTTCAAATCCATCTTATTGATCTGATCGCGGATGGTCGAAATCATCTTCTGGGTCGGCATAATCACCTTGTCGCCGTATTTCCCGCCGACGAGTATAAACCGCAGGGGAGTCGTCCAGCGCTTGGCAATAGCACGCTGCGCTCGGCGATAGTCACGCAAGAGTTCAATTGACTCGAACGCCGGTGTCACCATCGAGTTGCCTCGTGCCGAGAACTGGGGTGCATTCCATTTGCGGTGAATAAGCTGATCGAGTGGGAGTTCAATTTCATCGCCGGTGGAGCCGCTTTCGGTTTCCGGCTTCTGAATCGCCTTGATCAATTCTCCCCCCTCAAATTCGAAATCGACGGAGGGTGGATTAATGCAAGTCAATTTGACGATATCGTTATGCTCGCCCTTGGAGGCTTTCCCATTCGAGCCATAACGCTTATAACCGATGCACTCACCCTTCACCAATAACTGCAGGATCATGTCCTTGAGGAAGCGATTCACATTGAGCGTATTGAACAACTGCGTGCCCTCACTTCGCACCGACTCATCATCTGAGGTGATCTTCACCTGGTCACCAATGGCGAACGTCCGCCAGGTATTGATGGTGTTGGATACGATCGGTTCTTCGCAATAATATTCCCATGCCTTGCGTGCCCGTTCCTTCCAGTCGGAGGGAATACCCTTAATCTCATACTCGGAGCTGAAAACACCGGAAGCGATGTTCGCTGCAGTGCCCATGATTTCGGGATCGACCACAATCGCATTGATCGCCCCCAAGTTTTCAACCTCATCTCCCCGCGATGGGGGTGTTTTCGTATCGGTCTTCATTATACCTGTCCGCTTTTGAGTTGCCGAATCCTGCCTATAACCCAACCCACCCGATCGCCATATTTCAGGTTAAGGTTAGATCATTGTTCATCAACGCCGCCTTGGCGCTTCCATCCGCATTCTTGAAGGCGAGGTAGTATTTTCCCTGCGCAACAACGTGATAGATGAACAAGTCACCGATCTCGTAATCGACATTGCAAGCCAAAGTGGTCTCGATTGGCAGTTTTAGACCGCATGTCTTCCCGGCGTTGTTGATATGCAGCGCAGGATCAGACGACCCGTCGGGCGCCACCAATTTGCTGTGCCGGTGCAAGTCATCGACAATGGAATTGTCACCCAGCCGTTCCAGAGCGGCTTCCGAGATGGGCATGTCGCTCTGACCGTCCATGTCAATAATAGTTCTGTCCATTGTATCATCCTCTGCTCGTCTTTCTGAATGTTTCGAAGATTATTTGAGTCGTTGAATCCTGTCCATGACCCAGTCAACCCGGTCGCCGTTGATATGTTCATAAGCAGAGTTCCACCTCTGCGGGAACAGAATCCCCTTACCCTGACCGTGTCTTTCGAAGGCTTCGATGTTGTGATCCGAGTCATCGATAAGAATACATCGAGACGCGCTCATCAGATACTTGCATCGGGTGATGGTGAAATCCCTGAAACCCTTGCCAAACCTGTCTTTAAGCCACAGCATCTTTCCCGCTGCGCTATGAGAGCTGTCCGTCGGCGAGGTGACGAAGTAAACGCGTCCCAATCGCTGGAGTTCGGTGTAGAGCCTCTCAAACCAAGGGTACGCCTCAAGTCCGCGCCAGAATTCCACGCCCTGACGGTGGATAACTTCCCAGAACTCCTCATCGCCGATGCCCAGCACCTTGGTGATATCGTATTCGCCCGCCGGCCAACTCCCCTCGTCGAAATCGCGCCCATGCACCCGGCATGCAGCCTCTACGAAACCAACGCAAACCCCGTCAAGGTCCAAGTATAAAATCACGACGACTCCGGTCCGGTAACGACTTCCGCAGATTCAGGTTTGTCCTTAGAGCCCGGCGCGAAAACGAGCATCGTCGCTAGGCAGGGAAGCTGATAAGTCTCCTGCTGATCTTCCTTCCAGAAATCCACGCGGACGTTCTGTTGAAGCAACACTATTGTCCCAGATGGATAGCGGATGATATTGAAGAAATTGATCCGCTCGCCGTTCTCATCGACCACCCACACCGTCCGCTCATTGCCATCGGCAGGGACGCAGATCGTGGGTTGAAGTTCTTCCACCATTATTCTTCCCTCGTTTAGTTTAATCGTAGAGGAAGCAGCGTTTCTCTTCCTCTGGTCGCAGATCGAGATGGATAAAGACTTTCGCCACCCCGATTCCATTAAAGCCCAGCATTCCCGCCAGGCGAATGATCTCCCCGCGAAACTCGCTGTCAACGCAGGAGATATCCACTGCCAGCCCTTTCAGATGCCATGAGCCGGGTTTTCCGCCGCTCTCGCGGTTGTGAGTTTCACACCGGGCTCCGGAGGTAACCGACAGCGGTCGGTCGAGCATGCGCCGCAGCGCCTCCAGACGCACCAGCAGCTCCGACGAGACCGTCTTCTGGCAGCCGCAATGGCAGTCCATCTCACGGTCGCTGAAATGTGTGTTGATGATTTTGTTTGCCATTTAATATCCTTTCAGAAAATGGGATTCGTCGCCATGGGCGCGACGTAGACTTCTTCATAGTGTGGATCGAGCCCTTCCAGCTTCTCCATTTCCCGCCGCAGGAAAGCACAGCGAGTCGAGTCCACGATGTGATCGTTGCCCTTTGAATACACCACACGTCCGTTCTGCAAAGTGTAAGTGTGCGTGGTAAACTCGTTCTCGATGTCGATGTCATCGATGGGGAAGATTGCCTTACGCTTTGCAAGCGCCCGGTTGATCAGGGCGGTCATATATTCCTTCGTCCGCTTGCGGACCGGCTTGGTGTCATCATCATAACCGATAACCGTCGCCCCACCGAAGTCGAAGCCACGCACCTTCGTCTCGAAGTCCTGCCCGCGGAACTTGTCCAGATTCTTCAAATCCTGAACCACCGACAGCCCGTTGCCGCCGTTGTCGATCCCGATCCCGCGCGGGTTGTAGTAACGGTCGATCAACGCAATGGCTTCCGCCAGTGCAGGATAAGCCACATGTTCGGCACGCAGGCGAAACACCAGCCTCAACACTCCATCCTCGTCTTCACGCCAGACCGTTACTTCGGATGGATCGTTTGTATATCCGGTATCTGCACCGACCCAGAACAGTCCGTCCTCCGGCGCCAGGCACATCAGCAGGTCTAATCGATCCCGGACCTCCTCTTCGGAGTCGCAATCGGAAAGCTCCTCGCCGGGGATACGAACAGCTCGGTAACCATCATAAACCTTCTGACACAGCTTGAACTGCTCGTGGTTGAACGCGCCATAGGACGGTCGTCCATGCTCGCCCAGCACTTCATGCTGAAAGCCCGGAGTATCCCGCCCGCCGTAGAAGTCCGCCAGCTCCTGTTCGCGTTCCTCCGTCCAGTTAGGGTTGAGAGATGACGGCCAACGGAATGACTTCCAACGCTTCTTTTCTTTCGTTAACCGGTAATAAGTCGTATCCCGCAGCCCGTTTGGATTTGAGTATAACCTGAATCGCCCTCCGGCATTTAGACACTGCCTGACCGCCCGCCAGGCTTGTTCTGGAAGCCAGGCAGCTTCGTCCACCCATACCCGGTCGACGTGCAGTGAACGGAACGCTTTACCGTAGTCCCCGCCCGGTCGGAAGTAAAGAACTGTTCCCGATATGAACTGGGCTTTGAAATAGGGTTTGCGGATGATCGCCACATGACCTGACTTATTGATCGCTATCGCCGACATCAGATCGGGATTCTCTCCCAGTTGAAACTCAAACTCATCGATCAGAGTATCCAAATGTCCTTGGTGCGGAGCAGCCACTAATCCGCTGCCACCCTTGGTTGTGAAAGCATAGTGCAACAGGTCTGTGACGATGCAGACCGACTTGCCCACATCCCGTCCGTCCTGGTGAATGATATTCTTCGACCGGCAGCGCAGATCCTCCTTCTGGTGATCCCAGAAGCGACGTGAACTGCCGTTCCGGTTGTGTAGAAACAGTTCGCCCCACTTCACGGGATCGGTCAGAATCCTGAAAAGCGTCTTCTCATCGCGCTGCGATAATGCCGATAAATCTTTCTTCTTTTTCACCTTCATTACGTCACATTTATAATCATTTGCCTTGACTTTCAATCACATAAACTGCACTGTTGGAACGGCAATTATTAAGCCTAATCCAAGTAAGAACAGGAGATTATCATGACGCGAGATCATTTTATCAGCTGGGCTGAATCCCAAGGTTACCAATTCGATGATCAGGGACACCTGCTTAAGAAACTTTCGAACGGTGTTCTTATGCGATTCCGGATAATTCGAGGGATCGTGCATCAGGAGACCCGATACAACGAAGAGTTAGACCTCTGGCAATCCATAAGCCACGGTAAACTGTCAGAGTTAAACATCAGTAAAGACAATCTAATCAAGGGTTTAACACCCGCTATTAGGGAAACGAACTCATGACGAAACAAGAATTTATTGCTTGGGCTCAAGTCCGGGGCTGGAAGCTCGACCGCTTCGGACACCTGAAGAAAGACCTGAACGGCAAGGTCTACCGCTTCAAGCTGTCCCGCATCGCAGCCCGTTACGAACTGAAGACCTCTGCCGGTTGGGTGCGGATCAAGTCCGGGTACTTTTCTAAACTCAGCCTCGCCGATGAGGGTAAGCTCGCCGGAATGCACCGATAACCACAGGAGACAGACAATGAAAAACAACATACCAGAAGAGCGTGTCGCCACCGTCAAGTCGCTCCGGTATATGAGCACACTCCTCATCGTTGGTTTCATCGACAGAGCTGGCAACCGATTCAGCCTCATCGGCGACCGCCGGATGACCTCTCCGATCAGCGAGTTCGTCGAAGAACCCGTCCGATTGTTCATCACCGACCAGACCAACTGGAGCTGGATGCCGATCGACGATCCGGAACCGGAGAACGAGGAGGAGTTATGACCATCCAACATGCGGTGACACAATTTTTGGAACACCAGCTCGCCAATGGACGCTCGCCTCACACCATCGGGGCGCATCAACGCGACCTGAGGCTGCTGGTCAGCAACTTGGGAAGTGAGATTCAGGTCGAACGCATCACGCACAACGACCTCGACCGTTTCCTCCTCAGCGAACCGGTTATCATGCAGTCGGACGGTCGTCCCAAGCAGCCCACATCCATCGACCGCACAAGAGCCAGCATCAAAGGATTCTTCAGATGGCTGACGGATACCGGGATGATCGCCCACAATCCCTCCGCCGGCATTCGCATCAAGCGCAACAACCGCAAGCCGCCGATCTATCTGACCGAGGATGAGAAACGGATGCTGCTGAAGACCATCCGAACACATAAAGGATGGCAGGCATATAGGGACCTGGTCATGGTCACCCTCTTTCTTCACACTGGTATCCGGCTCTCCGAGCTCGTCAACCTCGATATCGGCGATGTCAACCTGCTTGAGAAGCGGATCACGATCCGAGCTAAGGGAGGGCAGATCGTTCACAGGTTTCTTAACTCCAAGGTGCGAGCCGTCCTGCATCGCTATCTGAATGAACGCAGGAAGATATTCGTTGAAAACCAGGCGCTCTTCCTCAGCCAACTGTTGAGCAGGATTACCACACGCCAGGTTCAACGCCGCCTCGACCAATGGATCGCTAAAGCGGGGATTGACAAGCGAGTTACGCCTCATACATTGCGGCACTCGTTCGCCACATCGGTTTACGCCCGCACGTCCAACCTTCTCGCGGTTCAGCAAGCGCTCGGACATGCGTCTGTGACTACGACTCAGGTTTATGCACACCTGCTCGACGAGTCCCTTGAAGAAGCCCTCGACACTCTGTAGTAAAGGGTTTGAGCCACCTCGACCGGTTGGATGAGCATGGCATGGATTGGTGATGTTCAAAATGCTTGAAACCCTTACCAGCAGAGTTTTTAAGGCACATCGAAGGATTGATCGTGGCATATTATTCATCGCTATCATCGACCGACTCTATCCGAATTGTGAAGCCTCCATGCCTCGTCAACCACACCATCACTCGATCCACGAGGATGTAGATCACAGCGATGACCAGCAACACCACTAAAACGCCCACCAGTAATGTCATTCCGGTTCCTCCCGGAGTTTTGACACCTGCTCCCCCGCGAGAGCACCATTTTCGCTTTGCCCTTGCAAGGTGCTTCGAGCTTTGGATTTTGACTTTCCCAAAATCCCGCCAGCAGACGACCTTAGAACGGTCACATACGGGCTCTTATGTGACCCTTTCACCAACTCCGATCTCGAATTCATAAAGACTTACAACCTCCGATTCCCTGTGTTATGTGACCCTTTATTTCCATTTTTCAGAAAACACCACGTTGTTCAGGTGATAATCACAAATCGCTCACGTTCGCCGACTGCATAAAGTCGAGCAACCACTCCAAGTCGCCTCCAGTTTGCCAACACGTGCCACCTTGTGCATCCGGATTTGCATCATACGTCCACGACCTCGGCATCTTCGATCTCAAAGCCCTCACCCGGCAGACTTCGTACCTCTTTCCCTTCATCGAGTTCCTTCTGACGTTGTCTTGTCTTCTCAATCAATTCCAACGCCCATTGTGCCGGACTGGGCAGGTTAATATCCGTTCCCTTCCTGGCATGTCTGGTGATCTTCAATGCTTCCAGGTGCCGGATCAACGTCTTGGAAAGGAAATCCAGACTGTTGGGCTGCGCGTCCCCTTCGATTGCACGCTGCAACCGAATGAATACCATCCCTGCCGTAACTGCGATAGCATAATCGGAGGACTCATTCATGTCCGGGATATCGTTCTTTAAACCATCCATGAAGCGATTGAACATCTCCACCTCGCCTTCCTTCAGAAAGCGATCCACGAAGCAGCCATGCACTAAGGCATTGAGATTCTTCTTCGGAGCGCCACCTCTGGCACCATGCATCCGACAAACATCATATCCTTTGACAGCTGGATTTTTACATCTCTCACCAGACAGTTTACTGGTTGCCGTACATTGTTTTTTCATTCGTTCAAGAGGCATTTATAATCCCATTTGCCCTCGGGTTGTATCCGCTTGCCGGCAACGGCGCGGGGAGACGTTTTTGCCTTCTTTTCACTTGCCATTATCCATTGACTGTTTCACCCTCTTAATCCACGGCTGGTCGACATCGAAGTTTATAAACCTCTGTCGAACACCGCTCTGCGTGAATATCTCGATATACTGGCGAGTCACTTCACCGATGGTCTCGCCATTATCGAGGGTGCAGACCAGACCCCAATCCTGACCACACGGGTATTTGATGTTACCACGGTTCTGGTATAGCCGCGCTTCCGACCAGCCGAGTGCCAGGGCTTTATCACGGATCACATCCACCTGAGCTACCACTTCAGGAGGAACAGGTCTGGTGAATTTCCAATCGCCATCTGTGGGATTAAGATGCGGTGTGGTGTTCGACGATGAAGCGGATGGATTTCCCTTCATCCCAGACACCTGCTGAGCCGCAGGGGGTGGAATGTATGTCGCCGGATCGAAGAGCTTTCTTGCGGCTTGAAGCTTGTCACTGTCGAGATTCTCGTCCACCCATTCCCTCACGTCCTGGAAGCGTGACAACAATGCATCGAGAGCTGGTTTCGCAATTTTGCCCTGCTCAGCGATCTTCCGAGCCAGTTCTGCTTGATGTTCAATCCACACGAAGTATTGTGCGTCCAGTCGCCGGTACCATACACCCTCGATCATCATATCCTGGCGAACGGCTTCCGGCGCAGTTAATTCCGTCATCCGCAGGTCGGTCGACACGTATGGGATGGATTGAACGAGCTCCTGTCTAAAAAGTGTTTGCTGAACGATTGACATTTATTCGATCTCTTGAAAATACCCTTCTGAATTCATTTCAATAAGGACGTTATGGGGATTTCATAAGGACGTCGAGGCTCACGTCCTTATGATTATCTCCAGTCTATACCTTGAGGTTAAGGACGTATAAGGACGTTAAGGACGTTTTGCGTAACCGCCATACACGCGCGTGCGCCCGCGCATGCGTGCTATATATGTATATATTAGCGCGCGCCCGCCTACACGCGCGCCTGCGAAGCACTATAAAACGTCCTTATATGTCCTTAACGTCCTTATCACGTTTTTCAAATCCTATTATATCAGCATGTTGCGAGACAGTGCATTTTATGCACGTCCTTATCAACGTCCTTATTTTCAGACTCAACGTCCTTATTATCTCGGATGAAGTGTTCAAAATCATCAGAATGGCGCCTCCTCTTCGAAAGAGTCAGTGCCCGATAAATCATCTTCGTTGTCCGTCGATATTTCAGCGGGTGGTTCGACCTGCACTAATTGATAACCGGTTACGAGATTCCCTGATGGATTTCGCGCCCATGCAGCGCGGATTCGGAAATTACCGATAGTACGATCACGCGCAGATTTCAACGCTTTACCCAGCCGAGTCTGCTGCGAACGTTCGGACTTATCACCGCGAACGTGCATCATCAGATCGTTGTCCTCACATACGCTGTATAATGACTTGGCTGTAACCGGTTCACCGGCGAAGGATGACCACCATACATTGACGAATTCCCGCCAGATCTCGTTCTCCTCATCCGCCTGTTCGTAAAATTTCTCGCGGTTTTGGAGAAATCCATCTATGCCGCATATTTGGAGTATTCCACCTATCACCCTCGTCCAGTTTTCGAAAGAACCGATCTTCCGACCGGAGAATGGCTTCCCGGCACGTAGCCAGGCGGAGACCATCGTCAAGGCAGCTTCAACCAGACGTCGTCTATTCTCAATCGTCCATCCTTCAATCGGATCGTGCTTGAATCCCTTGCGCTCACGCGGTCGTTCCATCTTGGGATCGATCCGTATCCAGATCACGCGGTCGGCAATCTCGCTGGACGCCTGAAGATTGTTGCCGGTGAGCAGCCACATTGATCGATTGCGAACTGTCAGATCTTTGTTTTGCCCTAACAATCGATCACTCCAGATAGTGGCAGTCAGGACAGCCGCCAGAGTACCAGAATCCAACTTCCGCCGGGTCTCGGCGTTGTCGAAACCGATGATCGGACGACCCTTGAGCAATTCGGAGGATATACGTTTTCGCAACTCTTCTTCATGGTATGGCAGTGTCTGTATAACCATTCCTTCGCCAGTTGCGAGAATGGAAATCAGCGTGGCTATAAGACCTTTACCACTGCCCGGGGTTGGCGCATCGATCAGATGGAGGGGTGTCGGTCCTTCGATCATCTGCCGGACGAAAGGGAGTATGAAAGCGCCGATTGCATTGGCTCTATCAGCCTGGCTGACGAAGGGGAAATCGACCAGCAACTCATCGGTGAAAAGGGTAACCACATCTCTGATCTGGGATATGGACGGGTCATCGGGGATTTCTATTCCCTTCAGATCATCGCTGAGTTTCAACCAGGTGCGGTTCTTCTCGTGATATCCGTTTGTGGCTACCAGTCGACCATCACGACCGATAAATGGCGTACTGACTACGTTCTCGAGTTGCGGCAACCCGGGATGAGGGTCACAGATGAGCGCGGCAGTGATCTCCTTGGGCGGTTTTGCCGGTCTGATTGACTCATCGGTTTCCACCACCCAGTCGGCGTTCTCGAACAGGAGTACATTTACCGCGTCCTTATTCATGTGCTCGATATGCAGCGGATTGCCCTCGTCCTCACGAATCCTCACCAGCTGTCCCGAGCGAAGAAATAACGACGGTTGATTATTCTCTTTATTGACGTCTAAAACCATTTCCCAAGTATCTGATAGAACATCGCTTAATTGTCGATTAATGGGGATAAACGGGATTTTGGAGTTTTTTTTTCTCTTTACCGAGACCGAACCCTTGGAGATCGTCGGATTGTATCCATCACCTACGCTGTGCCCCTCGAGAGCCTTCTCAATTGTCCCCTGTCCATAGGTCCGCCCATCGGAATAGTGTTTCGCGTCCCATTTCTCAGGTCGAAACAAACCGGATCGTCTGAAAAGAGCATCCAACCTCATCGAGTCGTAATTCGTCCACCACGCCAGGTGATTGCAGAGCGCCTGGTCTGCCTCGGATTGGGAAGGATATCCCGCACCCTCCCAATCACCGCGCCATAATGCCTCGAATTTGCTGCTATTATTGGCATTAAGGGCTTTGGTGATGATGTCGTCATCCGAAAGAGCCGGTGGATTTCTGCCGTTGGGCGGCGATTTCTTCTTCCGGACCCGAGACTTCTTAAATGTCCTGGAGTGCAGCTTATTCAGCTCCTTCTGGAAATCTCGCAGCTCTCCGGAACCATTTACTAATCCGGTGACGGTGAAGAAGCGGTTGGAATCGTACATCTCGATACGATCCTTGCGCCGCCCTCGCGGTGGCAGTTGCCCACGACCTATAATGTGATAGCCCTTGCAGGATGGCGATAATTCCGTATAACTGTTAAGTTCGGCGATGATTTCAGAAGCCCAGGTCTCGATCTCGCCATCCTCGTTCACGCATTTATCCAGATCGATCCCGACATAGGGATCGTTCTCGCTGAACACGAAACCGACGCCGCCCAATCCACGATTGAGAGCTCGTTTTACGGCTATTTCAAAACGTCCCCAGGTTTCCGGTTTATTCGATTTGGCATTGTATCCGGTGTTGGGATTCATCGGGATCTTGTCGAACTTGCCGGTTTTCTCACTCCACCGGAGGCTGTATGGAACCCACTGCGGAAGAGCGATCATTTCAGCGGGGAAGTTCGCCCGAATGCGCTCGATATCTTTCTGCGTTATGACATGTGGTTGCGGTGTTCCGGGCGGATTCTTCATTTCAGCAGCACTTCACCAGAATTGGGATTCTTCTTAACCAATGACAGAAATGTGCGTCGCCTGTCGACCAGCTTCTTTTGGGCGCAGTTTCGCAGTCCCCAGCGATCACCTATAATCACCGCACTCTGCCGGGAACGCGTCACGGCGGTGTAGAACAGGTTGCGGTTGTGCATGAAGGTGTGCGCCTTGTGAATGATCACCACCACACAGGGAAATTCAGATCCCTGCACTTTGTGGATCGTCAGGGCATAAGCCAGAGAGATATCGCTCAAGTCGGGCGAACCGGGCTCGATTTCGACCGTTCTATCTTCGAATCGGATGCGCAGACCGCTGCCTGGATAAACCTCTTCAACTATTCCCATCGCACCGTTCATCACACCAAGTTCATAATTATTCCGAGTTTGGATGACCTTGTCATACAAGAGAAACTTGGGGCGACGACCCGGCTTCGGCGCCGGCACATCGACGCTGAACAGTTTCTTCTGCAGCACCTGCTGCAGGATTATGTTCATGAAATCCACACCCAGCGGACCCTTCTTCGTGGGAGTGATCATCTGGACTTCCCGCAGGAGATCGAATCCGAGCCGCTCATGAAGGGTCGTTTCGAACAGATCGATAACGAAACGCTGCACGTCCAACAGGTCGGTGAATTGATTGACCAGATACCAGGGACGACGTCCGTTAGTGCTTTCAGGCGCCGTCTTACGTACCTCGCCCCGCAGGATTGCAGTGCTGTTCTCCTTTAGTATTCCAGCTTGACGAACCACCTCATCCAATACCACGCAGGGAATGAGACGTGTGTCGATGAGGTCGCGGAGGATATTACCCGGACCGACTGGAGGCAACTGGTTGTGATCGCCCACAAGCACGACAGCCGTATTGTCTAAATCGATGGACTTAAACAGATGCCAGGCGAGCGGAACATCCACCATCGAAACCTCGTCGATAATCACCACATCGGCATCGATCAGCTCTTCGAGGTTGAAATTCTTTCCATCATAGGCTAACAGGCGATGGATGGTATAGGCTTCGCCGCCGACCACCTGTTCCATCCGCTTGGCAGCTTTACCGGTTGGAGCCGCCAGAATAACCTTTTTCTTTTGGGATCGATAAAGCTCGGTAATAACCCCGATTGTGAAAGTCTTACCACTTCCCGCGCCACCGCTGATTAGAGTTATTTGAGATGACAGGGCGGTAAGCACAGCATCTCGTTGACATTTATTCAAGGTTGGTGCAGTCTTGTGAACGAGATCTTCCAGACCTTTCTCACCTGCAAAATGAGGATTATCGCCATTACCCTCTTTCAGCCAGTCGTGAAGATCATTCTCCATCCGATACAAATCGGGGCGAGCGACAATGAAGCGTCCGCCATGCGACGGACAGACAAGCTCTTCCCGGTCGATCAGCGAGTCGAGTTCCTTCTCAATCAGCTCACGACTATTCAGGCAATCCATCACCAACAGGTCATTGGCTTTGTTGATCAGCTCTTCGTAATCGATCCAGCAGTGACCGGCGTCGACCTGTTCGTTAATACAATGGTGCAGGCCTGCGCGGATACGGTGAGGGTTGTCCTTGGGTGATCCCATTTTTCGAGCGATTTTATCGATCTTCTTGAAACCGTATCCCCTGATCTCCCTCATCAGCAGGTAGGGATTCTCCTTCAGGACAGCCACCACGTCGTTGCCGAATTTGTCGACAAGCGTCGAGACCTGTTTGAAGGTCAACCCGAAAGATGACAACCAGGTTAAAGCGCCGTTGAAAGCCTTAGTTCGCAGCCATTCCTTTCGCAGTTCCTTGACCTTTTCGATCGGCAATCCTGCGCAAGCAGCTATTTCCTCAGGACGTTCCGATAAAACGGCCTCAAACTCGCAACCGAACTTATCGGCTATCTTTCTGGCTCTTACCGGACCGATGCCACTTATGTTGGGGTGATTGGCGAGGTATGATGCCAGTCCATCCGGATCGAGCGGCATGTCATATTCAAACCGATCGACCTGAAACTGACGACCGTATTGAGGATGTTTAGTCCACTCACCATACAGCAACACGCGGTCACCATCCTGTACTATCAACGATCCGGCAAAGGAAATCCTTTCGCCGTCATCAGTTTCGAGGCGACCAGCCGAGAAGTGCGGACTGGAATAAAAGAGAGTCTCTACATGCCCCCGAAGCTTCTCAAGAGCATCCTTATTTTTCGATTTCGTCTGTCGCTTCACTTGTCAATTTTCTAAAAACCCGTCTTAAATACATTTCAGTGAAAACCTTGGCTAACTGACGATCGGAGCAGAAGCAGACCGGAACACCATGATCGATCATCAGGGATAAGGTCGCTCCGAGCACCGAGCTCGGATGGGCGCCACTCCGGTAATGCTTGCCCATGATATCCGCCAGGTCGCTCTCGACCACGATGCAACTGTACGGTATGTCGGAAAGCCTCACGACTTCCTTCATGAAGCGGTCGCGCCTGCGAATGACACTCTGGACATAATCCTGAAGGCTCTTCCGCTCGATGCAAACCATATCTTCGAAGCCGTCCAGACTGTAATCACCGACAGCGAGAGCCTTGTGTTTTATCTCAGTTGTGTCCGGATCGAAAGCATACGGTTCCTGCTCGCGGGTGTCGATAATTATGACAGGCTTTCCCACTTAGAAGGGCGTCTTTGCCTCTTCAGAAGCCTTATCATAGTTGCTTTCCGCCGCACCGGCGATAAGCTTGTTGAAGTAGATGTTCTCATTCTCGCCCTTGGTCTTCTTGGTGATCTCCAGTTTCAGGTCCAGCAGCTCCTCAAGATGACTTTCCAGCTCGGACAGACCTTGCAGATGGATGCCGCAGGTTTGCAAGTCCCTTTTCACGTACTGCATGAGACCGGAGATCAAGACGCTGTTTTTCCACAGCAGGCGATCTTTGTAAGTGGGACCGAGGATGCGCAGCGTCCACTTGAGCATCGGGTTGCCGGTCGACCGTGCCGTGACAATCTCAGCCCTTTCAACCATGACCTGAAACTTGCCATCCGGAATCGGAGTGAAGTCCTGCTCGGGAACCTCGGTTTCGGCATACTCCTCGTCCAGATGCGACAGGTCGATCCTTTCAGTGCCTTCTTCGTTCATTTTGCATTACTCCTGTTTTGGGTGGTTGATGGTTTGGGATTCTGTCTGTTTGAATCACCGCCCTTATCCGACACGGCAATCTTGTAAGCCGCGAGGAACTTGTCAAAATCGAGATCGATGACGTCGGGGAGTTTGCCAGTGCGATCACCGGCTTCGTAATAGCGGGTCGGCTTGGTGCGGATAATGCGATGGTGGGTTACGTTGCCCTCCTCCTGTGTTCTCTCTTCGCTGTCGAAGTAGAGAACCATGTCGCACATCCCCGCCACCGTCTTACGGGCTTTGTCGGGAAGATTCGGCATGTAACGGATATATTTCCCGGTGCGTTCCTCGATCTCCTTCTCCTGCAAGTGCGAGACCAGAAACAGACCATAGGGCAGAAGGGACAGCTTGTTGAGCACCCGGTGGAATTCGGTGTTTACGAGTGCGAAACCCTTGCCGTAGCCCAGGTCGCTTTCGTGCTTGATGCCGTGCTTTTCACAGATGTACTCGGCGCACATCCGGTAGCCATTGTCAAGAGTATCAACGATTATGGTTTTGAAGCTGTGCTTCCCGTTTAGGAGTTCGGCGCACGCTCCGAGTAGGTCGTCCCATGTCTTGATAGCGATCTGGAAGACGTTCAGGTGATTGAGTCCGGCCTCCGTCGCCAGG